ATATGGGATATTCTCTGTCAGAAATATAATCCCGTTTGAATTGCAACGTCCTGCCATCGTCAGGAGCATCATCCAGATTAGCACAATATTATTTCCCTCTGGAAGTTTTCTGATATGCCGGATTTTTTTGTTATCGAACATATCTATTTCTAATCGAATCCAACTCACCTTTGTCATTTAGCCACCTTCCCGTCTGGTAAGGACATTTCCGCCCTTACCGCATTGATTTTCGAATGAATTTCTCCATTGAAGAGTCCATCCGGTTTTTTGTGTGATTTTCACAGCTATCATCTTCCTCTATCAGGATGCCTTTGCGGTCACACAGCCCGTTGTCGTTTTCAATGCAAGTTTTGCATGTTTTATCTGCCATTTTCCTCACCCCAATCTAATTTCTGCCCGCACTTGTTGCAATAAATATCCGCCTTATAAAGTCCCTCACTGTTACAAACTGGACAGTTACCTTTTGTCGTATAGTATCTGCCGGAAAAATCAAGAATAGATTTTATATTATTTGGTTTCATCGGAATCTGTTTTTCTAATGCCTTTTCCCCAAAATCACACGCCCATGCTTCTTTTAAAAAATTTTCGCCCCAGCTTCCTGTATTTTCAGCTCCATCAATGAACTGCAAATGCTGGTCTCTCATATCGGATAAGATTTCTTTTGCTTCTTTAGCGTCCATGGTTACCGCTCCTTATGTTGTTTCAGAAAATGTTCAACCAACGGAATCTCTTTCTTTCCAATCCATTTAATCCATGCTCCACAATCTCCGCAGTACAATCCAGTGTTATTTCCGGATTTTCTGATAAAAAGATCTGTGCTGTTGCATTTCGGGCAACTATATTCTTTCATTTCTTCATCACCTCCAACTTCTTCTCAGCTTCTTCATAATCTGTGAACCAAGTTATTCCATAAGCAGTATCATTAAGCACTTTTTCCTTATATTCATTACGGCCTGTCGCATACCAGTGGCTACCGGCAAATGTAATTGATTCGATATGCTGATGATATACCCTATTAACATTTTCGCATCCGTAAAAAATATTTAATCCGCATATAGGTGGACTTGGAATAATATACACATCATCTCCGACCTTACACGGCAATCTCACAAGCAAGCCCTGTTCTTCTAAGTCTTCATAAGCGGCAAGCTTTTCAGCCACTTTAAAATTTCCCTCGTCCCAGTAATACGGCACATTATCGCCGCTATCCTGCTTCATCATTATGAGCCTGTCATTCACTCTTTCAGTTAATCTCTCCATCTACTTCACCTCTTCCATCTGGCTTTCTACAGTATCTGCAAGTAGCTTCAAGGACTTAATAAATGAGTCCGTCAATGCTGTTCTGTCTGGGTATTTAGCGAACGTTCTGACAAGGTTTACTGCATCCTTGATTTTTTCTTCATATTCGATAATTTCGGATGCTTCAAGCACTCCTTTATCACTCCAGTAAGCAACTGTTCCATTATCCTTAAAAATCAAAATATTTGGCAGTTTGATATTCCTAGACGACAAGCTGACTTTATCAGGCCATTTATCAAAACCTTGTAACCTTGCAATGTTAAGAATATTTTCATATTCTTCCTGTGTCTTTACAAATACGCTTTTTCCAGTTAAATTAATCATCTACTTCACCTCGCAAAAATATATTCTTTTCTTCGCGCTTTTTCGCGCATTCTTCGCAAACAAAAATTGCTTTCGGATACCTAAAACAGCTATCATTAAGTATCGGATAATCCGGTTCATATGCTGTGGTTTTCCATTTGCCACAAACATTACACTTTTTTACAGTTTCGTTTATATTCATCACCATGCATCATTCTCTTCCTGCAATCTCATCAATGCACTGGTTTCGCCCATCGACCATCCCACACTGGTAATCCGTCATATCATTCTCGATAGTGTTTTTCTCTGGCAATGGCTTCAGCGGACACCAATCAGGTCTAATACTCAAATCTGTAATATCTCTATTGTTTACTCTACAGAACGGGTGAAGCACTCCACTGCGTAAAAACGCATAAAGCACAATATTTTGGTGTATCAATCACTAATACTGATTTACTCATACGCTTCACTTCCTCTCAACATCAGGCTCAACGTATTATACCCCGGGCAAGTCCTGACTCCGTTTCTGGTATCTCTTAACAGGACGCAGTACGGATATAATGCCATGACCTCATAGACGTGTTCTGTGACATCCTCGCCGCACTGGTCGATGTATTTGAAACATTTGCCAGGTCTAAGAAAATATCTTGCACATACATACGCTTTTGTTCCGAATATTGTACTTGCACTGCTCATTCAACTCTCCCCATCCTTCACGATTTTGATTGCAACTTCAAACGCATCAGTTTCACCCTCGAAATACTCCGATGCTTTCTGTAATGCAGCAGTTCTTGCCTTTTTTGTTTTCAACTGCTCCACAACCTTGTCCACATCAAAAGCTGTTTTACTTTCTTCTACTGATAAAATCCATGCACATTTATCCATGTGATCAACACATCTGTTTTTGCCACAGTTTTCTTCACAAAATCGTTCTTTCAACTCTTCTGCATCTATTAATCTACCCATTCAATTCCCACCGCCTTTCACAATTTCAACTGCTTCATTCAGACATTGAGCTGTATACCAATCGTCACCCGATTCTGAAACTTTATTTTCGATTAACATTTCCAACCGTTGAACAACTTCATCTACATCAAAAACTGTTGGTTGTCTATTAATACAGTCAATAAACTCTTTTTGGTCGGAACTAATACTATTTCCAATTTCCCAGATTTTAATATATTCAATTAAATCGTCTGCATCAATCAGTCTGCTCATTTAATTCCGCCACCTTTTATAATTTCATCAATTGTTGTATCTCCTTCTATGCAATATTTTTCAAATAAATAATTCTCTAATTGCTCTACAATTTCATTTACGTCAAAAGCCGTTGACTGTTCGTCAATTTTTTCAAGAATCTCTAAATCATCAGAATATGCACAATGTATTACATGTTTCAACTTATCTGCATCAATTAACCGCATATTTTATTCCTCCCACACTCCCAATAACCGCATTCTCTCATACAGTACAGCGACGGTCTTGCGTCTGTATCCGTAGAAGTCTTTCGGGTTCATCGGGATATATCTTTCTCTGCTGATTTTCCTGTAACTTTTCCGGTGTAGGATATTGTGAATTACTCATGACTAAAGTCACGAGCTTCCTGCTTCTACGTCCTCGTAACCTACTAACTCCGCAGGCGTAAATTCCGGTCAAACCAACCGTACTCGTTATATCTAAGCCGTTTCTAGCAACCTTAACCCCTCGTTAAGAATATTGATCGCAGCATTTATATCTCGATCATGTTTTGTTCCGCATTCAGGACAAATCCACTCTCTGACAGATAAATCTTTGGTATCCTTATTAACATAACCACATATATTACAAGTCTGACTTGACGGTACATATCTACCGATTTTGATGTATGTACGTTCATTCCATTCTGCTTTATATGTAAGTTGTCTTGTCAATTCATACCATCCACAATCTGAAATAGCTTTAGCAAGATTATGATTCTTAACCATATTTGATACCGCCAAATCTTCACTAACTATCACTTGGTTTTCGCTGATAAGTTGATGTGAGATTTTATGCAAATGATCAATTCTGGTGTTGTGGATTTTCTCATGTATTCTTGCTACTTTAATTCTCTGTTTATTCCAATTCTTGCTACCTTTTGCTTTATGAGAAAGTCTACGCTGTTCCTTAGCAAGCTTCTTCTCATATTTCTTGGTTAGCTTGAGATTATCAATTTTCTCTCCATCAGAAGTGATAAGCAAATCTTTAATGCCTAAGTCAATACCAACCTTGTTGTCTATATACTTCATCGGAATCTGTTCAGTTTCCACAAGAACTGAAATGAAATATTTACCAGATGGAGCCTGTGAAATAATGGCTGATTTAATCTTTCCAATGAATTCACGATGAATTTTCGCTTTGACCCATTTTAATTTCGGAAGCTTGATTTCGTTTTTCTCAAAATAAACTTCGATGTTTCCGTTGGTATAGTTTGTCTTATATGACTTTCTATTATCTCGCTTGCTCTTGAATTTCGGATAACCTGCGTGTTCCTTAAAGAATTTCTGATAAGCAGCATCCATGTTGATGATTGCGTTATCAAGTGCAAACTTATCCACTTCTTTGAGCCATTCGTAGTTAACTTTCAGAGTTTTGTTCTTCCAGTTATTACAGTCAATTTTGCTCATTGATTCTTTCTTAGTTTCATACATTTCTTTCCGATGAGCTAATGTCTGATTATAAACGAATCGACAGCATCCAAATGTCTTCTGAATCAGAATTTCCTGTTTCTTATTGGGATACAATCTGTATTTATAAGCTTTAAACATTTCTTATCACCTCCCTCTGTTTATATTATATAACCGTTATATAACTATGTCAAGGAAAGTTATATAACTTGACTATAACCTTTCTATATGCTATTATTCTCTTAAACGGAGGTGATAACATGGCTATAGGTAAAGATAAAACTGGTGTTCTTGTTAATATGAGCAGAGAAACCAAAGCAAAACTGGAAGAACTTGCTAAGAAAGATGGTCGTTCTATGACTAATCTCATTAACAAAATTCTCTCAGACTATCTCAAGGATAAATAGGTTATATACATGGATTCGCTAACTCACGACTGAAGTCACGAGAATGCACGAATCCTATTTTTCAATATCCTCTGCCGGAATACCGTAGTCTTTCAGTTTTTTATTCCTTGTCAGCATACCGTTCTCCTTTCTAATCGTCTGGATGGTGCTTGTCGTACATGATCGCCACACATATAATGCCGGTCACTCCGAATATGATTCCAATGGTGAATCCTAATAAGAATGTAATCATGATCTGCCCTCCTTATATGGTTCTGGAAGTGGCCTCCATGCCGTGGCGCCATAGCAGTTTAAATGCCATGAACCGTTTATACAATACCCAGTGCGAACGAATGTCGTTCCTCTGCTGGTCTTGCATGATACAAGAACCGTCGTATCATCTTCGGGCAATCTCTCACTGACAGGAATCCAACCGTTTTCTTTCTCGTCCTGTTCCAGATCATCCTTAAGCTGTTCTATCATTTCCAGAACATCGCTTGCCAAAAGCATCTGGTGGTCATCCACAAGCTTCTTCATGAAATCATGATAATCCGATAATCTGTCTTTGATATGGCTCATATTATTCCATCCTTTCTCAATTCCAGCTTCTTACCATGTGAAACAACAGTTCTGTCATGGATCTTTTTCTTGACCCATTGTGTCCACACTTCAAAATAACTGATAATCTCCATTTTTCCACATCTCCATCTAGTGGTGTTGGGTTTTCAAATTCTTCGGTAACATCTCTCTGATACGGAACTGCAACCATTACTCCCATGTTACCTATTTCCGCGTAACATTCTGGAAAATTCTCACGTATGTGTTGGGCAAATTTTCCATTTTTTAAATCAGGTAAAATCTCTTTGTAGCACTCCATTGTTGTTACAAGATAGTTTTTTTCGCCAATAAAATTTAATCCATTTCCGCTGTAAATATCCTCTTTGCAACTTTTGATTTCATAGCATGCAAATATTCCTTTTTCGATTGCTGAGATAGAACACTGATTTTCCGGAATAAATTGCATGTAATCTACTCTTCTTGGCTTTCCTGCTGCGTAGCCATAATCAAGGCTTACTTCTCTAGCCCAGTATTTACCTGGACCAGAAAAACGGCTTTTTTCCAACAATCTGCTAAGAAATTTTGTTATTTCAGATCTTTTCATACTTCCACCTCCTCATAAGTTTCTCTGAATATATCTGGCTTACACGGATAAAATTCACCGTGAACACCGCGGATGATGTAATCGCCAATATTCGCCAGATGTTCGCCCTCTAATGTCTTAATAACCAGACCGCCTGGAACCTTCCAATGGTCAATATAGAAATTCTTACCTTCTGCCGACATGTACTGGTCTGTACACTGATAGTCCGTCAAGAAATCGAACATTTCTCGATGATTTGTACCAGTCCACTGTACTGCATCAATTACAACCGGCTTCTTTCTGTACTTCATACTTCCACCTCCGAATCCGCTGGCATCTGGAATATCATTTTTTTCATAAAATCTTTTCTAATAGTTTTTGCAATTAATGTATTATCTTTTCCCCTCTGAGATTCACTAGCCGATTTGCAGACATCAGGAAGAAGAATTTCATTTAATTTTGCATCTGCATAGGCTTCCTGAATCATATCCAATACTTTCATGGATTTTTCTTTGGTGGAATATTTTCCTAAAATAAGATATCCTCCATTTCTCTGTGCATCCTGAAGACTCCAACATATAATGGTTAATGAATCTGGAAGTTTTAGATTTACTACAATGTTTTCAAACTTTACCAGTGCTGTTTTATCCTGACTTCTGATTAACATTTTGCGTCCTCCTAACATCTGACAATCTCAATATTGTTATCACTGTAAAATCTGTATGAATCATCTCTGACTTTCTTAACTTCACGTATGATAACTTCCTTCGCTTTACTGACAGCTTCCTCGAAATCCTCTGTTCCGAGATTGTGGTTGTAAATATCCAATGCGCTACAGTTGAGAAACAGTATATTTCCGCAACCGACGTATTTGTGAATAACGATTTTTAAAGAATTGTATTCCAAGGCGAAAATACTTCCGGTTTTAGGTTCTTCGTTATACTTAGCGTTACTTTTGAATTTCATTTTTCATCCTCACTTCCCTCCATGTAAGCAACTGGCACGCTATTGTGCAGTCCTCCATGATTTCTCTGAATGTAGATATTGTCCTGTATTTTCCATTATTCATCCCCACTCCAATCAAATCTCTGCCCACATTTTGAACAGTAATCAATGTCTGTTCCAGCAAGAATTCCTGGTCTGTGGGTAGTTATAAATACGTTCCCACATTCGCAGCATTCCCATACTGAGCAAGTGTCGCTTCTGTTACGCATAAATTTCGGCTTTTGTGGTGTATGTTTTTTAATGAGTTGCCTAAACTCACTCATTTCAAGACTGTTTATTTCAAATGCTGTACATTTAGCCATTTGGTTCATCTCCTAATTTCAATTTCTCTGCAATTGCTTTAATCACTGATACAGTTACTCCGTTTCCTGCCTGCTTGTATAACTGACTGTCAGAATTTACGAACTGTGCTTTCTCAAAATAATCATCAGACCAACCTTGCAGTCTAAAGCATTCACACGGTGTTAGCTTCCGGATTGCTATGTAACACTGATATTTTTCATACCAGACAGCATATACAACCAATTCTTCCGACACTTGAACAAATATCCCTTGATTGCAGCTTGTGTCTAGTGTGTTTGCAATCTCTTTCCCAACTCTTCCTCTTCTTGTCTTACTACCTGGAACTGATAGATTCACAGTATCAACACCAACTCTGCACTCTGAATATCCTTGCTTAGTTGCTTCTGCTACTTTTACTGCAAGCTGATTATCTTTCTGGACTGTAGACAATGTATTTGCAATTCCATCTTCTCTGATTTCATTAGCAAGAAATTCATGTCTGGAAATATTAAGTTTTCCACTTTCGTAATCTTTACGAATTTCTTTCCCATATTCTGTGCGAACATTGCGCAGAACTCCAAGTGGATCAATCGCAACTCCATGTCTGTCTTGAGATGTCAATGTGAACATCGGCTCTCCATCATCTTTGAACCTTCTTCCGTTTTGACGTTTCTCTGCTCTGTCTGGTGTTAATACTGGAATTGCTGTTTTAGGTTCTGTATTTCCTCCGGGTACCGTGCTTATTGTTGGTGAAAGTCCACCACTGTCATAAACCCTTTCTCTTTGTGAATTTCTACCATTAAGACAACCAAAAAGATTTAACGAAACACTATTTTTTCCGTCTGTTCCTTCGATAGGAAATATTTTTGAGGTACTTCTCCCTCTAAGATGTCCGATAATGAAACATCT